TGAATCTGTTTCACTATTAATTTCATTTAAAAAGTCTACAGATGGCTTGCCACTATTATCAATAAGTTGTTTAATAATTTCTGGATTTAGTTCAATAAACGGTTCAATATTTGTCAATAGACATAATTTAAAATATTCTAATTGATCAAATTCAGCCTTGGTTAAAGACCTAACATTTTTCTTATCATAAAAATCTAGTATCATGGGTGTTATCTCATCTGCTATTGCTTTTTGAGCATTGTACGCCCATAGTACTGCGGCTGATGAAGTGGGGGCTACATTCTTTGTCTTTCTCTTGACCTTATCTTTTTGATTAGCTGGCCTACCTCCTTGTGGACTCCCGTCAACAGGTTTTGGAGCATCGGGTGCGCCACCACCAAACGGAGTTTTAGGAGCTGGAGGAACAATATCTCTCTTTGGAAGATCTAGCTCATCATGATAATATTCATCATCTAATCCATCTTTAGTAGATAGAATTTTTGCTACGTCATTTCTAATATTTGGATTATGATATGGGCTTGCTTTCATTGGTGAACTAGAATCACTTCTACGAGTTTGTTCTTCTCTGCGTACTCTAATCTTTTCAATGTCTGGCATTTCGCCAAATCTTTCAAGAATTGTTTGGTCAGAAAGAATACCTCTATCAGCAAGATTGATAAGAAGTTGTTTCTCCGCTGATTCATCTGAAAGTATAATATTGTCAAATCTAATTTGAGCAGGAAATCTGAACCCCATAGCCTTTTGAATAATTTCAATTTCTTTATTCCAGAACTGAGTTAACATTTGTCTGCCGTATTCTAATCGCTCAACTAAGGTTTTTAATGACACATAGTTGTTAGCATACCCACCACTAGACCCGCCAGCACCAGTTAATGTTGGTGGAATACCTAGCCCAGCATAAATACTCGTTAGAACGGGTTGATATTTTTCACTTCCTAAGAATTTATAAACTTGAGATTGACTCTCTTTAAAGTCTAGCTCTGGACCCCAGATTAAATCCATAGTTCCACCGCCAGTATTACTAGCTAAGATGTCTCTTAATTTATTAATAACATCTCTTTTTGGAATAATCTTATGGTCTAAACTACCAACTCTCCATAGTCTAATTTGAGAGATAGCCCCGTCAAGAGCAGCTAAGTCAGCAAGTTTCATTTTTTCTAGCATGATAAGATCATCAAGAATAGCGTATACCATTGGATTTGCCCATACTAGCCAGTCATCTTTTTTATAATAGAAGACCTGTATTTCTTCGCTGTTCAATGGGATTTGTCTTTTACCCATGCTAATTTGCTTTTGAACATCTGGAGGCAATCGCGAGAATGTTTGCTTCCCTGATACGTCAGAAGAAGAGAATGTATCGTATGTTGTCTTAGATAGATTGAGAACAAACATAGGTTCTCCGAGAAACATACCATTGTAATAATTAATCACATCTACAGTTAATGGATTAAGAAAATCATACTGCCAAGGTATTTCTCTTTTAGCATATTTCTTATTTTCAATTTCAATATCTGCGCCAGCAGCGCGTCTTAATTCTTCTTCTTTTGCAGCGTTAATTTTAGCAGTTCTTCTTTTAACAACAACATTTCCGCAGCGATACAAGTAATTTAAAAATCTTTCTGACTTTTCTATTCCTTTTACCTGTTCAAACCACTTACGATAAAATCTTTCAATAGCTTTATTGGGGTGTACAATTTGAATGCCTTGAGACGAGAAGTCGCCCATTAGGTCAATAACATTTCTGATAATCCCAACTCTATCGTATGCATCCATGCACATCTTCAAAATTCTTTTTTGACGAGTAGGAATTGATTCCTCTGGACGAAAACGATAGTAATCATTTCTAGTGATACTTGTTCTAACTGAGCGATTTGGTTCAATATCTATATATGATCTATAGGAGTAAGCCTGAGCTTTTTGTATAGGTCCATGTTCTGTATAAGCGTCCTGAGATTGAGCTAAGGCTTTTTCTTTGGATGAATCGTCGCCCCAAGTAGAATATAAATCACTCATAATATCGTTTCTCCATGTAATAGTATTGACAATGCAATTACTAATACATACACATTAAATTCAATAAATGTTATAAATATCTTTCATATTTTCTGAAAACCATTGAGGACCATGATATAAGTCATTCCCAGCTCGCTCGCCAACATAATTCTGAGCAAATCCAACATTAGCATAGTAATCTTCATCATATATAATACTTTCTTTTTGCGAATTTAATTTTCTAGCAGACCAGTTAGACATAATAAGAGCGGAGTATCTATCCTTCCGTAATTTATTTTTCTTACCACTTCGCGTGTCTGGGGTATCCCATCTTTCTCTACCGCTTTGACTCTGTGAAATAACAATAAGCGACAATTCGTTTTTTAATTCTTCGATTTCCATTACGCAATCTTCAAGAGTATCATGTTTTCTATTTGCTAATTTATCCTCTTCAAGAGAAAGACCTAGAGTTGCAGCGTCAAAAAAAGGAAAGATAATAGCTTTGTCTTCCATGTCTTTTCTCAATCCATGATTAGCCTCGGCTGTCCACTGGGCGCTAGAAAAATTACATAATTCAATTATATGTAATCCCGGTTCATCATCTGTGTCTTTTGATTTTTCAGGATCTATCTTGGGCCAGATAGCTATCTCTTTATCTTTAAGTTTATCTTTATCATGTAAAGATTCCATCACTGCTATACCACCACCTTGGGGGTCCATAGCAATTTCTACAGTTGGGAAGATTTTCATTAGATTTCGTATTTTTCGCGCGCAATATCCATAGAAATCATTGTCTTCTGTTAGATGGGCCTTTACGCTTTCTCTGTGACGTTCTCTTGTAGTTGTCCAGCAATATACCACTCTTCTGTGGTCATCATTTACTTCTAGTACTACTATAGAGAAATTATCGACTTCAGAAGCGGGGTCAACTCCAATTACATAACGCTTATTGGGGTTTCCTTTAGTTGACGCTTCAAAGAATACATCTCCTGAAGATAACACAATTGGTTTTGTTTCTGAGCAAACACAAGATTCAATTAAACTACGTTTAAAAAATCCCTTGGAGTCAGTAGAAAAACATGCGCCATATTCCATTTGAAATATGCCAGCATGTACTGTAGCCTTGGATCTTGAGATTTGCCCCTCATCCATAAAGCCAGCGGGAAGTAATTCGACTGGTATTCTATAAACACCATAATCTTTCCAATTGAAATCTTCTGGAACTTCACCATTGAAAACTTCAGCTAATTTTCCGCGATCCCCTTGACTTTTAATAATTGCGTGATATCTTTTCCAATAGTCAGCAAAGTGATTAAAATCATAATAAGCTGTACCAGATAATATAATCTGATTGGATCTATAGAACTCGATATTGTCCTCGACAACTTCTAGTTCGATACCTAGCTCTTTTGCTCTCTTTTCTTTGGCTCTTGCTTTAACTTTTTCAATTGGAGAACTAGCTACAGCAGCAAAACCCGCCACAACATTTTCAAAAATTTCTCTGGGAATAGAAGCAAATTCGTCAGCAACAATATCGTTAGCGCGCTGACCTCTAATTTTTTGCCCATCGCCCAAAGGTAAGAAAGTAATAATGCCCCTATTAATACGAACAGTGCATCTATCCACATCTCTTGTGGTTCCACTAGATTGGTCACACAAGTCTCTTAATATAGGAGCATTTCGCCATATACCTTCAGCGTATTCAAATAGCACCTTTGATTGTCTGAATGCTGCGCCAACAACTACAATTTTTCGCTCAGGTAAAAAGAACGCCCTTAACATACAATATAAAGATAATATAAATGATTTACCAAATCCGCGCGATCCTACAAGCATCGGAAATTTTCTATTCCACATATCGTATAGTATTAGTGCTTGTATAGGTGATATTTCTATATTAAATATATATTTGCAGACAAATGAGAAATACTCAGGGCGTGTCATTAACCACGCTAGAACTTCCGGGATTTTTGATTTGTCATCGCCAGCCATATCGTAGATATAATCTAATGGATTGAATGACCCCTCTTCATTTAGATCTACACCAAGCCATGCGTCTTTAAGTGACTGTTCTATATTTTTCATGTATTCTCTTCATTAAAGAAAGGGCAGTTTTATTAGCAAAGTATTTATTACCACAAAACATGATCTTTACATTATGCCTTAATTGTATTTCCATAATTACTTTTAAAAGAAATTTACCACTTATCTTACTAGTTTTTTGTAGTTGTTGATTTGATTTATGAAACGGGTATTCAATTAAATCGCGTATGGGGAACTCGCAAATAATAAACGAATGGGGGAATTCATCCATGCGAATAAGTTCTTTTGAAAATCTTGTGAATTCTCTGCCTAAATTATTAGCAAACTCTTCAATGCACCCCTTCCGTTCAATACATATTTTATCCTCTAAACCTTTAACTGTATAGTCGCCCGTTTTTAAAGTGCCTATTTCTTCAGCAACTGTATGCTCGTAGTGGAATTCCCACGGGGTCTGTTCTCTAGTATCTCTAATTATGGTAAATTCAGGGGTTTTGTTCATTTCGTTTTATTATCTCAAAAAAATATGCTTCATAACATTGTTCAGATCCAGTAATAGATTTATGGCAAGTCTTACATAAACATATACCATTTTTTGGTTCATACCTAATACTGGGCGAGTCAGCCCATCTACTTAAATGGTGGACTTGTAACTCTTTACGCTTTTTACTTTTGCACATTTGGCAAGTGTGTTTATCTCTTCTTAGGACTTCACTCCTAAACTGTTTGAAGTGTTGGTTTTGATAATCTCGCTTCGGCCACGTCATGTTCTACCATTCTTTCTACGAGTTTATAGAAGGACACGTCTGGAGACCAACCTAATTTTTGCTTAGCTTTTCGTGGACTCCCTCTAAGGAATTCAACCTCAGCAGGACGATAAAGTTTAGGATCAATCACTACATACTTTTCCCAGTCTAGATCATAACGAGAGAACGCCACTTCTAAGAACTCTTTAATAGTATATGTATTACCAGTAGCCACAACATAATCATCGGGGGT